ATTAAGGATAAGCACGTACTCGTTACGCGTGATTCTAGTGAAAAGAAGACCTCTGCTGGCATTTATGTGCCGGAACTCGATACTGAAGGCCATTTGGTTGAAGCAGAAGTTATTTTTGTCGGTGACGGTGTTGAACATTCTAAGGTCGGTGACCGTATAGTCTATATTGACGCCAAGGAAAATAATAAGGAATTCAAGATTCCTGTTAAGACTGCCTCTGGATTGTCTAGTAATAAGAAGTGCTATATGATTCCGGAAACCGACATTGAGGCATATCTGGAAGATGACGAAGCTCTCTAATTTTAAGAAAAATTTAGTGGACGGCATTAAGTCGTCCAAGTCGGTTTTGGCGATTTCTATAACGGGCGCGATTGTATATTCATTCGTTCTTGGCATTACTGGCCTATATGGCGACACAGTACAGAACGCCCTTATATATTTCGTCAAAAATATCTTGCCATATCTAGGCATAGCTTTCGGTTATTTCCTTGTAATCTTTATCCCTATCAGGGTAATGCAAGCCAAGGAACGTAACCGTCAGGAACTCAATAACTATATAAATGAACAAAAACTTCAAGAGCATACTGATAACGAAAAAGAGCTACAGCAAAAAATTCTTGAAGCATTAACTAAAGAGGAAACCATATGATTAATGGTCAGACACTTGAAGAGGAAATTAATAAGCCCAAGCATTACCGTTCACATGAATCTGGAATTGAAGCAATCGAGGTTACTCGCTGGCTGAACTTCGATTTGGGTAATTGCTGGAAATATTGCATGCGTTATCGTGATAAGGGTACTCCTAAAAAGGATTTGGGAAAGGCTGTTTGGTATCTTAATGATTACAAGGAACATTTCATTGATTATAAGAATGATTCTGTAATCATGCATAAGATTCCAGAAGAAGTCATTTCTAAGATGATTGCTATTTCCGAAGCTGAACCGCGTGAAGAAATCAAGTGTGTATTTGAGCTTTTGATTATGATTACGACTCAGAACTGTGTTCTGGATCCTAAGCTTTACGATAGGACTGGGTACGAACTGGAACAGTTTGCAAATAGTCTGTAATTGGTGGTTATCATGGAAATTACAAAGGTAAAAGTTTACCCGTATAAAAAGAAGTTCCATGATGTGGTTGGAGTCGGGCAGGTTACATTCGATAACTGCCTGCTCCTTACCGGCCTTGAACTTATTATCAAGGACAATTTCAGATATGTGCGTTATCCACGAAATATGAATAACAAGCATAAGCTTTGTTTTTGTCAGCCGTTGAACAATACATTGAAGCAGACAATCTGCAATGAGCTCTTTGCTGCTTATGACGATATTAAGAACGGTAATTTTTATGATTCCGCAATTAAGGAAGTTTACGATGACTGGCAGCATAAAGTAGCAACTGAAATACTACATCAAGCTAACAGTGTTGAAACTTGTGCTGTTGCCGTAGGCGATAGTGTCGGTCCCGAAACGGATAATACTGAAACATTAGTCGTTGAAGGAGAAACCGATGGCGAAAAAGCACAAACCGTTTAATATCCCGCCTCTCTTTAAGAGAGATAAGGATTTACTTTCAATTGCGAATGATCCGAAAAAGTTCGCCGCATTGAAGGATGTTATCGACAGTGCAGCTAAAATTTCGGAAAAATTGGAAACTTGTAAGACTCTGCAAGAATGGTTTGCTATAGCGGAAACCAAATTGCCGGATTTTGCTAATAAAACTGAATTCACTAAAAAACTGGAAAAATTGGTATATGAATATTCAAATGAATCAGAAAGAAGTGACCCCGCTTAATGCTGTAAAAACCGTTTATGCCTCTGTAATCGAAGATGTTTTTGAACATTTTGACGACTATGCCAAAGTTTTCATAAAAAACTACGACGATTATAACGAAGAAGAAAAGAAAGCTATTTGTCTCAAGAACATGGACTTGAACAAGAAAATTAATACTTTTTTAGGGAAGAATAATCTTGTATGAATTTCGAAATAGGTCATTTGTATAAGGATTCCCGAGGTAATAAGTATATCTTGTTATCCAGAGAAAGGGATGTTGGTGTTTTTAATTTCAATAAAATCACTAAACGATACCGCATTATCAAATATTGCGGTGTCGAAGCAGCAATTTCATTCGGTAAGGTTTTATTCAAAAGCGCTAATATTGCGCCGCAGGATGATCCTGAAATCGATAAGCCGAAACAACCAACAGTTTATAAGTTGAACAACAATAATGAAAGGTATTTAGATGTCCTTAAAAGCCACATTAACTAAGCGTAAGTATAAAAAAGTCCGTAATGATGAAATTCAGGAACCGGTTGAAAATCCGGATATGCCTGAAAATCCGGAGAATCCGAATGAAGGCGAAGGCCAGCCGATAAATCTTGCTGAACTCGGTAACTATTTTGATATGGCCCGTAATAATTATTTCGAAGCCAACCGCGTTATCTTTATGACAGGTCCGGTTACTTGGGAATTGGGTATTCATATTATTCAAAAGTTGTGTTTCTATGACGACGGTACAAAGCGTCCGATTACGATTTATATTTCGTCTCCTGGTGGCGAATGCGACGTTGGATTTGCAATTATCGACTGTATCAATAAGTTGAAGTCTAAGCATATTGAAGTTAATACTATTTGTATCGGACCGTGTAGTTCTATGGCGTCTGTCATTCTCGCATCTGGTACAATCGGTCATCGCTATGCTTTCCCGAGCTCCCGTATTATGATTCATCAGGCCGGCATTACTGAAGTCGGTGGCAAGCTTGACGATATAAATATTATCCAGCATGAATTGCAGGTTTGGACAGATACGATGAATAAGATTTTTAAGAAGCAGACTGGCAAGAGCCTCGATGAACTTAGAAAGCTTACCTCGTATGACAACTATATGTCTGCCAGCGAAGCAAAGAAGCTCGGTATAATTGATAAAATTTCAGCAAAGATGATTTAATGGAAGAAATATACAATAACATTGTTGAAGCTGAAGAAAACCTAGAAGAAGTGTTTGATGGTCTCGGAAACAGGGCATTACAGGATTATTATGCCCTGTTTATTTCTGAAATGGCTTACTGCGGCTATATCACCATCACACCTTCTTTTGCAGGTAAGATATATGTAAATATTCTTAATACTACTATGACCAATGTCGATGAATATCTTACAAAGATTTACGATTTTCTTTTTGATAAGATGGTCAAGACATTAGAAAAGGAAGAACTGAATGAAACCGGAAACGCCTGAGTTAAATAATATTTTGAAATATTTACATGATTTGGCCATGCATGATAAGCCAAATCCTCTTCAGTCTATTGTTGATTTTGTGACATCTGAGAAAGCACAGCAAGTATTCGAAAAGGTTCTCGATTCAATTGTTGCTGATGGCTGTCCAGATTATTATACGTACTTTACTTCTGACGAAGGTATTGATAATCTTTTAAAATTAAAAGATACTGACAATGAAATGTATTATAAGGCTATAATATATGGAACTGCCCTAATCAACACTTTGACTAGAATTCTTGAAATGCCGTTCGTCGTTGTAATGACTCCAGAAGATTTGTCTAAAACATATTATATAAAGCTTACTACCAAAACTGAGGAATAATCTTTATAAATATAAAACGGTATAAATATGAGTGATTTTTTAGACTTTTATAAACGAGAAGAACAAAAACGTTCGATGACTGAAGAACAACAGCTTGAGCTGCACAAAAAACAAAAAGCACTCCAGGCAAAGCGTTTCGAAATGGACGATGATGATTTCTACAATGAAACCATCGACGAATCTGAAGAAACCGAGGATGAATTCAATAACGAATACGATGATGAATATGATACCCGAATTAACGAAGGTACTCGTATTCCATATCGTCCAAATCGTCCGAAGACTGTACCGCAACGTAGACCTGCGCCGATTCCTGAACCTGAACCAGCGCCAGCGCCTATGCCAAGGCCTCGTCCGCGTCCTCGTCCTATACCGCAACCGGCTCCTATTCCGGAAGAACCGGAAGAAGAACTGTATGTCCCGCCTGTTAATAAACATCGTGAACCGCGGATTACAGAATCAAGTAACAATCCAGCTTTATCAAGGGCATATGTGATGATGAATGAAATGCAGAAGAAAATTGAAACTGCATTTTATCGTTATGGTATGTCCGGTCTTGAAAAGATAAATAAACATCTTGACCAGATTTTTGAAGCAATTGTTCACCCGAAGCCGAAAGAAATTATTAAGTATGTGGAAAAGCCGGTAGAAAGAATAGTTGAAAAGCCAGTATATAATCCTGTTCCTCCGACTAATGAATCATACGAAACCGCTGATAATGGAGAACTTGAAAATAATAATGAGCAGGTACTTGAGCCTGAGTCTATCGAAATGCCGAACGATGAACCGACTGCATCTTTAAACCAACAGTTCATCAAGATGAACGAAATGGCGGATTCCAGCTTACTTAGTGATGCTCTTCTTTGTCAAAATGAAAAGCAATCTAAGACCGCCAATACTAAACTTGCACAGATAGAAGCTAATGCACAACTGCTACGAGAAAAAATGGATGCTGCTACAAGTCAAAAAGTCAAACAGCTTGAGCCGCATGCAGAACAGCTCGTAGAAAACGACAGCATAACTCCTAGTGAAGACTTAGAAATTGTCGACGATCCTGTAGTCGACGCCCCGGTTGAAATTGTCAAGGCACCGGAAAAATCTACGAAAACTACTAAGAAACGAACAAAGAAAAAATAAATAATGAAGAAGAAAGACAAAAAAGGTCCTAAAAAGCCTAAAGACGGAATCTTCGTAGATGGCACAGTTCTTGAAGCGCGAGCCAACGCGATGTTTGACGTGAAACTTGACAACGATTTTGTCGTACTATGTACAATATGCGGTAAAATCAGGATAAATCGTATTAAGATACTCCCTGACGATAGAGTTCAGGTGAAATTATCAGAGTATGACTTGTCTAAAGGTATAATTGAGTATAGATATGATTCCAGAGTACAAACACGATAAAAATAAGCCGATTGACATAGAGTCAGCTCTCGAGGGAATGCCCGAGATCGCTCAGCAAATTGCACAACAGGATGCTTGGTCCCAATATGAACAGGCGCCTGATTTATCGGATATTCCGGAAGAATATCAAAAGTTAATTCCTGAAAATATCAGGAAGCAACAAGAAGATACTCGAATCTATAATATATGGTTAACTAAAAGATAAATGGAGAAAAAACTATGACCAGTAATGCAAATAACTTTAATGATGCTATTGACTCGGAAGATGTCCTTGTTAATTCTATCCGTGCTATCAAGCAGTTTATTCCGGCTCGTCTTGACGAAGTTAAGAAGACCGCTGTTCCTGAAGCAAAGATTGAATTCAAGAACGGCTATATGCAGGCTATGTCTGATATTGCCGCATTCATTAAAGCTCTTCACATCTAATTGAGGAAATTCTCAATAAAAAATGGCACGGTCTCATGGACCGTGTTATTTTTCTATATTTTATGTAAAATATATAGGTGGTATATATGACAAAGATAGGTTTTAAAAATTGTTATTACGATAGGATAAAGAATAAGATATTACTAAAGGAACAAGGCTCAAGAAATTGGGACACATATGATTATAGGCCTTGGTGTTATGTCTCGGATCCTACCGGAAAATCGAATATTACTGATATTTACAAGAATCCAGTCAAAAAATTCCCGTATACTAAAAAAGAACAGATTGAACCGCATAAGATGAGTGCAAACTGTATCATTGCTGAATCTGACCTTCGTCCCGAAGTCAAGTTCATGCATGAACGTTATGACTTTGCAAACCTTGAAGTCGATATTAACGACTGGAACATTTGCTTATTCGATATTGAAGTTGCTGGTTCATCTAAATATTATGACGACCAGCCGATTGAAATTCGTAATCTCGACAAACAGATATTCAAGACTGTCGAGCTTTATGATTTCGATATGAAATATCCGAAAGACGATTATGAAGTTTTCGATATAGAGAATAATGTCTGGACTAAATTCGCTAACTCATGTTTCGCGTCATATGAGTTCCCTGCGCCTGAAAAAGCAGACTGGCCTATAAATCTTATTACCTGCTACTCAACTCGCGAAAAGAAGCGCTTTACGTTCGGTTTAAAGCCATATACTGGTGACAAAGACAAGCTTGAAGATACTACTTATGTTTATTGTAGAAGTGAACAGGACCTAATCCGTAAATGGGCTTCCTGGTTTAGGTCTATGGATTTCGATATTATTTCGGGTTGGAACTCTGTCTCATACGATATTCCGTATATAATTAACCGCTGTGAAAAACTCCGTGCAATTACACAGAAGACAATCTATTGGGAAAGAGCTTTGTCTCCTCTCGGAATGGATCCTGTCAAGCATGAAATTCGTGACAGAAAACTCGAAGGTGTCGACCTCGGCGCTACATTTGAAATTCCAGGTCTTTATTCTATAGACTTCATGGAATTGTATAAGACTTTCGGTAAACATGACCCTCTGCCTTCTTACTCTTTGAACTTTGTTGCTAACCTTGTTCTCGGTGACCAGAAATTAAAATATGACGGTTCTATTAACGAAGCGTATAAGAATGACTGGAACAATTTCGTATGCTATAATATCAAGGACGTTACCCTACTTGAAAGATTCTTCTATAAGCTCAAGCTTTTTGAACTTATTATCGAATATGCCTACGATTGCATTGTTACACTTGACAAGATTTATAATAAGGTTCCGACCACTACTGGTTATATCCTTCGTTTCTTGCACAAGACTAACCGTGTTCTTAACGATAAGAAAGAAAACCATGAAGACTGGTGGGCCAAGGAAGAATGTTATAAGATTCCGCAACCTGACGGTTCAATCTACTATCAGAACACTGAATGGGAAGACGATAATCCGGAATTCCGTAAGTACCTGATAATGTATGATATTTCCAAAGGTAAGGATTTTACCGCATTCAATGATGAAATCGTAAAGCTCTGGAAGCCGAAGAAAATCAAAGGTGTTCAGAAGACATCGATGGATATGTTCAAGGCTGCTTATAAGGAATTCAAGAAATGGCCGCATCCGTTCCCGGAATTCCAGGTTAAGGCAGGTTATTGCTATGACTATCCTGGTCGACATGACGACGATATGTCTTTCGATATTACGTCTTCATATCCGCACCATATTATGCAATTTAATATCTCGCCTGAATGTAAGGTCATTCATCCTCGCAAGGAAGATATTGAATCCGGAAAGGTTATTCTTACAGACGTTAACGAAGTAGGATTCTTGAGAACCGATGATGCAATCCTTCCGAACGTCGTTAAGAAGGTGTTTGATGAACGTAAGCATTACAAGGACTTACAGGAAGAAGCTGAAAATGCAGGAAATACAGAACTTGCAAACCTGTATGACAACCGTCAAGGTGTTAAGAAGATTATTATTAACTCTGTTTACGGTGTAAGCCTTGCTACTGGCTTCCATCTCTATGACCCTGACTGTGCTCGCGTTATATGCCGCTCTGCACGCGTTACTCTTCGTGACTGGTTAACTAGATACCTCAATGAATATTACGTCTCTAAGGCTATCATTAAGGACGTAGAAAAGGAATATTATAAGGTCAC